TTTCACAACCGTCTTACCAAAAGGTTCAAGAGGTGAAGAAAAACGTATTCGTATTCTACCTACTAAAGATGGCTCTTCGCCATTTGTTGAGGTATACTTCCACGAAGTACAGGTGGATGGAAATTGGATTAAATTATTTGACCCTAAGCAAGAAGGAAAACGTTCTCCATTAAACGAGATTCATGATGAATTAATGATGACAGGTGTTGAGTCTGACCGCGAGTTAGCTCGTCAATATCGTTCTCGTAAATTCTATATTGTGAAAGTTATCGACCGCGATAATGAAAATGATGGTGTTAAGTTTTGGAGATTTAAACATAATGCAAAAGGAGACGGTATCTTAGATAAAATTATTCCTATCTTCCGTAACAAAGGTGATATCACAAGTGTTACTGAAGGTCGTGACCTAATCTTATCATTAACTTTAGCTAAGTCAGGTAATGGTAAAGATTATACAACTATCAATTCAGTGATTCCTGAAGATAAAGGACCTTTACACACTGATGAGAATATCGGTAACACGTGGGCTAAAGATGAACTAGTGTGGTCAGATGTTTATTCTAAGAAAGGTGAAGACTACTTAGACATGGTGGCAAAAGGTGAAGTACCACGTTGGGATTCTAACTCAAATAAGTGGGTATCTAACTCAACGGGCGAAGAAACGGTTGGACAACAACCATCAGCACCCTCCGCGCCATCAGCACCCGCTTCGGCTCCTGTAATTGAGGACCCACAGGCGGATGAGGAAGTTGACGAAGAGTTACCTTTTTAAAATGGTAAAATTACCCTTCTAATATCACGGGGCGGTGAAATATCCGCCCCATTTTAAAAACAAAATACATGGCAATTAAAAAACAAGATTTTTCAAGTATTGCGAGTGTTGTAAACAAATACTCAACTAAAACCACATATAAGGCTGACAGGTTCTTAGATTTGGGAGATGCTTTCTTGGATGCAACGGGTATTCCCGGTCCTGCCATTGGTCACATCAACATGTTGTTAGGACATTCAGACACAGGAAAGACAACCGCATTATTAGGTGCAGCCGCTGATGGTGTTAAAAAAGGAATGTTACCTGTGTTTATTATCACAGAACAGAAGTTTGATTTTGAACATGCAAGGATTATGGGTATTCCTGTTGAACAAGTGGTGGATGCTGAAACAGGTGAAGTGACTTATTCAGGTCCTTATATCTTTAAGAACGATTTTGATTACATTGAACAAATTACCGATTTCATGAATGAAATTATGGATGCACAAGATAAAGGAAGCATTCCTTATGACTTGCTATTCCTATGGGATTCAGTTGGTTCGGTTCCTTGTAAGATGACATACGAAGGTAAAGGTGGTAAACAACACAATGCGGCAGCTTTGGCTGACAAAATTGGTATGGGTATTAACCAACGTATCTCGGGTTCACGTCGTTCTGAGAAACCACACACAAATACATTGATTATTGTTAATCAACCTTGGGTTGAATTACCTGACAATATATATGGACAACCAAAGATTAAAGCAAAAGGTGGTGAAGCAATTTATTTGAATTCAACATTAGTTTTCTTATTTGGTAATCAAAAGAATGCCGGTACAACTAAAATACCTATCACAAAAAACAAAAGAACTATTAGTGTAGCTACAAGAAGTAAAATTTCTGTAATGAAAAACCACGTTAATGGTATTGCGTTTGCTGATGGTAAGATTATGGTCACACCACACGGATTCTTAAGAGCAAAAGAAACGGCTGAAGAAAAGATTTCACGTGAACAATATGTTAAAGATAACTTAGATTATATTAGTAAGTTGTTTGGTGAAAAAGTATCTGACTTAAAAGACATCAAATTTGATGATGTTTTGGATGCAAATGATTCAGACGAAGAATAGTTTCACAATTTAAATTAAATAAAATGTCCGTTTTACTTGTCGATGGTGACAATTTATTAACAATCGGATTTTACGGGTGTAAAAACTTCTTTTATAAAGGGAATCATATTGGGGGAATATATCATTTCCTCAATACCCTTAGAAGGTCTTTTGAAGAATATCACTTAGATAAGATTGTTGTATTTTGGGACGGGCATGAAGGTTCATTATCACGCAGAAAGGTTTATCATCTATATAAAGAAAATAGAAAAAGTAGACTTCGTAGTGATGAAGAATTAAATTCATACAATTATCAAAGAGAAAGAGTTAAACAATACCTTGAGGAGCTATTTGTTCGTCAAGGAGAGTACGAATTCTGCGAAACCGATGATTGTATTGCTTACTACACAAAGAACTCACCAGAGGAAAAGAAAATAGTCTATTCCTCAGATGGAGACTTAACTCAATTAGTTTCCGAAAACACAAAAATTTATAACCCATCGCATCATAAACTTTATAGTGTCAATGATACTATCAAGTATAGCCATGAAGATGTCTTAATTGAAAATGTAAAAATTATTAAGATACTATGCGGCGACCCATCAGATAATATCTCAGGTATTAAAAATATGGGTATCAAACGATTGATTACTCTCTTCCCCGAAGTACAAACAAAAAAACTATCTTTAGATGACATTATACAAAAAAGCAATGTTATCTTTGAACAAGATAAAAATAATAAACTAATAACCAATTTATTAACCGGTGTAACTAAACACGGCGTCTTTGGTAATGAGTTTTTTGAAATTAACAATAAAATTGTTAACTTAGATGAACCATTGTTAACAGATGAAGCTGAGGAAAATATTAACCAATTAATAGGGGAGAATCTTGACTCTGAAGGAAGGTCATACAAGAATGCAATCAAATTAATGACGGAAGATGGGATTAACAATGTCCTACCAAAATCAGATGATGCTTTTGCTAAATTCTTAAATCCTTTCTTAAGATTAACAAGAAAAGAAAAAAATAAAAGAATTATTAAAATCAAAAACTATGAGTAACGAGCAATCAATCACAAAATTTGAGTTCATCTTAACATTAGAAAAAAATATTGTATGCCAACGCTTTTTTAATGTAATCGAACATAACCCTAAATCACTCCGTTCGTTAGACATTTACGAATATGTAAAAAATATTTGTGAGGAAATTTCGGATGATTTGAAAATAAAAACTTCCGATTATTTGTGTGAAAATCAAAATTATTTCCTGTCTTCGGATTATGTGGAAGAAAATTCTGATAAAGATAAAGAACAGTTTTTACTACAACTAAAGTTGGGTGAAGATGTATTTATACAAAGAGTATTTCCGGCACATTATTTTCACCCAAAGGTGAGATATACTGTTGATATTCGTCCGAAACTAAAGAGAATGTTGGGTAACCTAACCGACATATTATCATCTGATGAATTGGAAACAACTTATTTAAATTACCAACTTTAATTAACTTTTTAAAAATTATTATGGAAGAAAGAAATTTTGGATATCTAGGGTTTTCTTTTCAACAATCGTTGTTAAAAGCGATTATTGAAGACAGAAAATATGGTGAAACTATCATCGAAGTTTTGGAAACAAAGTTTTTTGATAACAACTCATTTAGATATATCATCGAAAATGTTAAAGAATTATACTCATCATACGGTAAGATACCAAATTATGAAACCGTCATTCAAAAAATTATTTCAGAAAGTGGAAATAAGGATAGCAATCGTATTCATATTGACACGTTGGAGCAAATCAAAAATGATGAAAATGACGTAAATTTTGTAAAAGACAGAGCGTTAAACTTCTGTAAACAACAAAATCTTAAAAAGGAATTAAAGTCTGTAAATCATATTATTGATAATGGTAACTTTGAAGATTACCATAAAATCGAACAAATTATTCAAAAAGCACTACAAGTTGGTACCGATGATAATGATGTTGTCGATGTATTCTTTGATATTGATTCTGCATTAGAGAAAGATTTTAGATTACCAATACCAACCGGTATCGTGGGTATCGATAACTTATTAAAAGGTGGATTAGGGCGTGGCGAATTAGGTATTATCTTAGCACCAACCGGTACAGGTAAAACTACAATCTTAACCAAGTTTGCCAACACAGCTTTTAATTTGGATAAAAATGTTTTACAAATATTCTTTGAGGATAATCGAGACAACATAAGAAGAAAACATTTTACCATTTGGACAAATGTTGAGCCCGATGACCAACCCGAATGTGCTGAGGAGGTAAAAGAAAAAGTACTTGAAGCACAAGCTCGTTCTAAAGGTATATTAAGGATGATTAAGATGTCAAGTGATGACGCTACCATATCTAAAATTAAATCAAAGATTAGAAAACTAATATCTGAAGGGTTTAAACCCGATATGTTAGTTTTAGACTATGTGGATTGTGTTAGTTCAGATAAGAGTATAGATGGTGAAGAGTGGAAAGGCGAGGGCTCCGTAATGAGAAGTCTTGAATCTATGACCACTGAATTTGATATGGCAATATGGACAGCAACACAAGGTAGTCGCGATTCAATTTCATCTGAAATTGTAACAAGTGACCAAATGGGCGGCTCGATTAAAAAAGCACAAATTGCACACGTTATTATTTCTATTGCTAAAACATTGGAACAAAAAGAACATAACTTAGCAACATTAAGTTTATTAAAGTCACGTATTGGGCAAGATGGAATTATATTCCAAAATTGTAAATTCGATAACAAAATGTTAATTATCGACACCGATACTCAAAATACTTTACTTGGTCACGAAGAACAAAAGACACAAGATAGAGCAAACAGAGCGGCTGAAGCGTATAGAGCAAGACAACAAAGAGAAAATCAAACAATTTAAATTATGACTGAAAAAATACTACAAGACAACCCAGGAAGGTTTGTCCTCTTTCCTATCGAACATAACGATATATGGAAATACTATAAACAACAAGAAGCATGTTTTTGGACTGCTGAAGAAATCGATTTAGGCCAAGATATTCAAGATTGGGATAATAAATTGAATGATGATGAGAAACATTTTGTAAAACACATCTTAGCTTTCTTTGCGGCATCCGATGGTATTGTAAATGAAAACATTGCAATAAATTTTTTGAATGAGGTACAATATACCGAAGCGAAAATGTTTTATGGGTTTCAAATTATGATGGAAAATATTCATAGCGAGACCTATTCGTTATTGATTGATTCTTATATCAAAGATAAAGAAGACCAATTAAATTTATTTAATGCGATTGAAACAATACCGGCAATCAAAAAGAAAGCTGAGTGGGCTATGAGATGGATTGAAAATGGAACATTCGCTGAACGTCTTATTGCATTTGCAGCAGTTGAAGGTATTTTCTTTTCGGGTTCTTTCTGTTCAATCTTTTGGTTAAAGAAACGTGGTTTAATGCCGGGTTTAACTTTCTCCAATGAATTGATTTCACGTGACGAAGGAATGCATTGTGACTTTGCTTGTCACTTATCCAATAATCACATTCAAAATAAATTATCGGAAGATAAGATTAAAGAAATTATTGTTAGTGCATTAGCTATTGAAAAAGAATTTATCTTGGAAGCGTTACCGGTTCGTTTAATTGGTATGAACTCTGATTTAATGTCACAATATCTTGAGTTTGTTACGGATAGATTATTAACAGCATTGGGATGTTCGAAGGTATACAATTCGGAAAACCCTTTTGATTTTATGCAGAACATTGCATTGCAAGGTAAAACCAACTTCTTTGAGAAACGTGTTGCTGAGTATCAAAAGGCAGGTGTTAATAATAAAAGTGATGAAAGCATTGAAGATGCATTTAACGGAGATATAGATTTTTAAAATATGAAAGTAAAAAAACGCGACGGTTCCCTTGAGGAAATGAGATATGACAAGATTACTAAACGGATTAGTATATTATGTCACGATTTAAATATGGAGTACATTGACCCAACCTATGTTACATTAAAAGTAACACAAGGTATCTATGATGGCATTACTACCATTGAATTAGATAAATTAGCGGCAGAGACTGCGGTTGCAATGACTACAACTCACCCCGACTATTCTAAGTTGGCAGGTAGAATCGAAGTATCAAGTTTACACAAGTCAACACCAAAAAAGTTTTCACAGTGTATTAGAGAATTACATTCATTTATTGAGCCAAGAACAGGAAAGCAGTCATCATTAATTGACACGCAACTTTATAAGTTTGTCCTTGAAAATAGAGAAACTATTGATGCAGCAATTGTAATGGATAGAGATTTTGATTTCGATTATTTTGGTATCAAAACTTTAGAACGTTCTTATCTTATTAAGATTGGACAAAAAATTGTAGAAAGACCACAATACCTTTATATGAGGGTCGCGTTAGGTATTTGTAACTTTAACCTTGAAGAAGGTTTAAGAATCTACAATGATTTATCCAAACATCTTTACACACACGCCACACCAACATTATTCAACGCAGGAACCCCAAGACCACAAATGTCTTCTTGTTTCTTAATTGGTAACAAAGGTGATGATATCGATGGATTATTTAATACATTAGGTGACGTTGCAAAGATTTCTAAGTGGGCTGGCGGTATTGGATTACACGTACATGATGTTCGTGCTAAGGGTTCATATATTAAAGGAACCGGTGGAGAATCTGATGGTCTATTACCAATGATGAAAACTTATAATGAAGTTGCTCGTTGGATTAACCAAGGTGGTAAGCGTAAAGGTTCATTTGCGGTATACTTGGAACCATGGCATGCCGATGTTATAGAGTTCATTGAACTAAGAAAGAACCATGGTAAGGAAGAAATGAGAGCAAGAGATTTGTTCTTAGCTTTATGGACTCCCGATTTGTTTATGAAACGTGTTGAAGAAGACGGTAATTGGACATTGTTCTCACCCGATGAAGCGCCGGGTTTATCTGATGTATACGACACACCCGAAGACAAGAAATTCACGGAGTTATATGAATCATACGAACAACAAGGTTTGGGTCGCCAAACAATCAAAGCAAGAAAGTTAATGGACGCAATCCTAACTGCTCAGATTGAAACAGGTGTTCCATACATGTTATATAAGGATGCCGCAAACTATAAATCAAATCAAAAGAACTTAGGTACCATTAAGTCATCCAACTTATGTACCGAAATCATTGAGTATAGTTCACCAACAGAGCAAGCTGTTTGTAATTTAGCATCAATTGCGTTACCAAAGTATATTGTTGATGGGGAATTTGACCATCAGTTATTATATGATGCGACGTATCAAATTGTTAAGAATTTAAACAACGTAATTGATTTAAACTTCTATCCAACAGCGGAGACAAAGTTATCAAACTTTAGACATAGACCAGTTGGATTAGGTGTTCAAGGTTTAGCTGACGTTTTCTGCATCTTAGGATTACCATTTGAATCAGACGAAGCCGATAAATTACAGACAGATATTTTCGAAACAATTTATTTTGCGGCATTAACGTCTTCAAAAGATTTGGCAAAATTACACGGTGCATATGAGTCAATTGATGGTTCACCAATTTCACGTGGAGAATTTCAATATCAAATGTGGGGTAAAAAAGATGAAGATACTTCAGGTCGTTGGGATTGGAAATCATTACGTAAAGAAGTTGTAAACAATGGTGTTAGAAACTCATTATTAGTGGCACCAATGCCAACAGCATCTACCGCACAAATTTTGGGTAACAACGAATGTTTTGAACCATTTACAACAAACTTATATGCAAGAAGAACTTTGGGCGGTGAATTTATTGTAATCAACCAACACTTAGTTAAGGATTTATTAAAGTTTGATTTATGGAATGAAGATATTAAAAATAAAATCATTATGGAAAATGGTTCTATTCAAAATATACCTGAGATACCAACTGAATTAAAAGAAATTTATAAAACAGTATGGGAGATGTCACAAAAACGTATTTTAAACATGGCAGCCAATCGTAGTGTTTATATTGACCAATCTCAATCAATGAACTTATTTATTAGTGGTGTGAACAAAGCAAAGTTATTGGCGGCACATTTACATGGATGGAAGTTAGGTTTAAAAACGGGTATGTACTACTTACGTTCTACATCTGCGGTTGAAGCTATGAAAGGATTAGGTATTGATACTTCAACAGTTAAACAGGTAGAAGCTGCACAAGTTTTTCCAACACCCAACAATAATTCACTGATTAGTGAAAGCACACCAGAGGTTGAGATGACCGTTGAAAGACCATCTGACTCACCATTTGACTGTGAGGGTTGTGGTTCTTGATAAATTTTAATATACTAACATAAACATAATCCCGGCTTAGGTCGGGATTTTTTATTTATTACCATTTCTATATTGTTTATATTTATAGGTATGGCAGTAAAATATGGAATAGAATTTCCTTTTAGAGAAAGTCGTGATGGTAGTTTTGTAAAAATGACATTATCACCTGAAAGAGAAATTAGAACAAATCTTATTCATCTATTATTAACTAAAAAAGGTTCAAGATATTTCTTGCCTGATTTTGGTACCCGTCTATATCAATATATCTTTGACCAAAACGATGCGGTAACATTCGGTTTAATCGAAAGTGAAATAAGAGATTCAGTTAGAAAATACATACCCAATCTTGATATTACGAAATTAGATGTTATGTCGGCGGAAGATGACCCCGATGGAACACGTTCATTTAATCAAGATGAGGACGAAAGATTATTTAGAGTATCTGACGCCTCAACTAAACCATATACTGCAGTGGTTAAAATAGAATATACGGTTAATAACGGAGCATTTACATCTTCGGATTTTGTAATTATCAACATTTAAAATGGCAAAAAAGATTTCATACGCAACAAGAGATTTTGCGGGATTAAGACAAGAATTAGTAAACTTAACAAAAGAGTATTATCCTGATTTAGTAAAAAATACTAATGACGCATCAATATTTTCGGTGTTATTAGACTTAAATGCTGCGGTTGCTGATAACTTACACTTTCACATTGATAGAGTTTGGCAAGAAACTATGTTGGATTTTGCACAACAAAGACAATCATTATTTCATATTGCAAAAACATATGGTATTAAGATACCGGGTAATAGACCATCAGTTGCACTTTGTGATTTCTCAATAAATGTTCCGGTTCGTGGTGATAAGGAAGATGAAAGATATCTTGGTGTCTTAAAAGCGGGTGCTCAAGTATCGGGTGCTGGTCAGATATTTGAAACATTGGAAGATATTGATTTCTCAAACCCCTTTAATACTAAAGGTGAACCCAATAGATTAAAAATACCAAATTTTGATAGTAACAATACATTAATTTCATATACAATTACAAAAAGAGATGCCGTTGTCAATGGTGTTACAAGAATCTATAGGAGAGTAATGACTGAGTTAGACCAAAGACCATTCTTTAAAATATTTTTACCCGAACAAAATATTTTAGGTGTGACATCTGTTATACACAAAGAAGGAACAAGTTTTGGTGCTAACCCAACAAGTTCAGAATTTGAATCGGGTACCAATAGATGGTACGAAGTAAAAAGTTTAATTGAAGATACATTATTCTTACCTGACCCAACAACTGCATCTGACAAAGATAATTTCAAAGCAGGTACGTATGTCCCCGTTAAAAATAAGTTTATCACAGAATTCACACCGGAGAGTTATTTCTCACTTACATTTGGTTCAGGAACTGTTGACCCATTAGATAATCTTGATGATTATATGAATGGTTCAATGAAAGTTAATTTAGGAACTTATCTAAATAACATTTCATTAGGCACAATACCTAAAGCAAATACAACATTATTTGTTAGATATCGTATTGGTGGTGGCAAAGATTCTAATTTAGGTGTTGACGTAATATCGAATGTTGATAACGTTGAATTCAATATAAGCGGTCCATTATCGTCAATTAATACTCAAGTTGAACAATCATTACGTGTTGCTAACGTAACACCGGCGGTTGGTGGTGCTGACCAACCAACAATTGAAGAACTAAGAAACATGATTGGTTACAACTTTTCTGCACAAAACAGGGCGGTAACTTTAAATGATTACAAATCGTTAATTGAAACTATGCCCGGTACATTTGGTGCGCCCGCTAAGGTTAATGTAATGGAAGAAGACAATAAGGTTAGGGTAAAATTATTATCATATGATGATAATGGTAACTTAACTGACATAGTTTCAAACACTTTAAAAGATAATATAATTAACTACCTTTCAGAATACAGAATGATTAATGATTATATTGATATTCAAAGTGGTGAGGTTATTGACTTGGGCTTAGAGATTGATTTAATCACAGATAAAAACGCAACAACAACCGATATTATCAAGACGACAATTCAAAATGTAATTACTTTCTTCGCCATTGAAAAACGCAAAATGGGTGACCCATTATTTGTTGGTGACTTAATGAGAGAAATTGGTAATGTTAACGGTGTGGTTAACGTAATAGATATACGTGTTTATGGTAAAACTGGTGGTGATTATTCATTGTCTGAGGTTTCACAAGCTTATAAAGTTGCTTCTACAAAAGAAATACAACAGTACGACATGACAATTAACATGAAATCTAATCAAATTTACCAAATTAGATTTCCTAACGTTGACATAAAAGTACGAACTAAAACTGTAGGAACGACTACATTTTAAAATGTTTTTTGTTTATAATAATAGAAAATCGTTAGCTTTCTATTTATTATAGTATGATACAAAAACACAGAATCTCCACAAATATAGGGGAAGACCAATTAGTTACGGTTGAATTAAATCAGGATTACGATTTTCTTGAGATTTTATCATTAAAATTCACTCAACAAGACGTATACGCTTCTGTTTGTGCCGACTATGGTGTTGTTTGCGGTAGAATTACTGCCAACAATGGTTTAGGTATCCCCAATGCAAGAATATCAATTTTTATCCCACTATCAGATTCAGATTCTGAAGACCCTGTAATTTCTAAATTGTATCCATACACTTCGGTGGATATGAGAAACGATGAAAATTATCGTTACAATCTATTGCCCGAAAGAAAACAACATGGTGGACATAATCCAACGGGTACGTTTCCTGACCAATCTAAAATTTTAACAAGGGAAGAAGTTTTAGAAGTTTACGAAAAATATTATAGATATACGGTTAGAACAAATGATGCGGGTGACTTCATGATATGGGGTGTACCTGTTGGTGAACAAAGCATTCACGTGGATGTTGACTTATCCGACATCAGTTGTTTCTCATTTAGACCAGATGATTTTATTAGAAAAGGTGCAGGTGTTGATGACTTTAAATCAACATATGAATTTAAATCTTCATCAGACATTGATTCGTTACCACAAATAGTTTCATTTGACAAATCATTAACAGTTTATCCATTTTGGGGTAATCAAGATTTATGTGAGTTAGGTATCTCAAGAGTTGATTTTGACTTATCATCTTTGGGTATTAAGATAGAACCTATGGCTTATTTCATTGGTTCGGTTTATACAGATTCGGGAGATGTTGCGGTTGGTAAAGGGTGCGGCCCATCTAATAGAATGGGAGAAAAGTGTTCATTAGTTACGGGTGGTGCGAAAATTGAAGCCATTCGTTTTAAAAATGCAATGGACACATTGAATAGACCAATACTTGAAGAATATGAATTAAAAGAAGATGTTGATGAAGATGGTTCATTTGTTATGAATTTACCAATGAACGCGGAATATCTTTATACAAACGAATTTGGTGAGAATGAAATTACCAATGACCCAAACAAAGGTGTGCCAACATCGGCTTGTTATCGTTTTAGGATAACAATGAACAATACACAATCAAATGGTAGTCATTCTATGGCTTCATATTTGGTACCTAACATTAGAGAGTACAGTAATGAAGACGAAGATTTATCATATAACTTTTCATTAAATTGGGAAGATTATCCAACAGGCGCCACAAATAATAATGTCATATTTAGCAATATACAAGGTTCTTTTTATCCAAAAGATTATTTCTTTAGATTAACTTATAATAAAGTCTATACCTTATCATCATTTATGGGTTCTTATTTCAGTTCAAATGGACTTGGAACTCATACATATCTTGGTATTAAAGAGATAGCGCCAAAGAAAGAAGATGATTGCGAAAGTTCAATCGTTACACCACCCGCAAATTGGGGTATGATGAATATTAATTTTGCAATTTTACTTGCAATTACAATTAATATATTTGAAAGAATAATTTATCAAGTATTTGTTGCGGCAATACAAGTATTAATAGTACCATTTCAAATACTTTATGAATTTTATATTGGATGGCCAATAAATTGGAGACCATTTGAGGTTTTTGATAGTTTAGTTATTGAACGATTACAAAGATTTGGTACTGTTAGATTAGGTATAACGCCGTATCCCGATTGTATACAATGTAATAACATTAATGGTGAAGACGTTGTCACACCAAGTGGAGGGATTAGCGACCCAACACAAATTTATACTGTAGTAAAAAAGGGCACAATTTATCCCGATACAATATATGAAGGTATGGGTACAAATAATATAACTAATCCCGATACTACGGTTCAAAAATTATATCTTACTGTACCAAATGCCACATATCCAAAACCATCTAACGCATCTGGTGAGCCAACGTGGGCTCAAGTTATACAAAACCCATCAAAATATCACATAAGATTGAGCGGTGTTGGTTTCGGTATTAATTTTAGTACATTCACATATACACATACCGAAAATGACCCATACGATACCAACACATATTATTATTTTATTAATACGGTATATGATTACACAACACCATCAAATAATAATAAAGGTATAACTTACGAATTGTTTGATAAAACACAAATACCACTAAATTCACCATTCGCATCATCATCAAATGTGACAAGCGAATCGTTACCTACGGGTTGCGCACAATATATGACCACATATGATGAATTTTATGCTAAGGAAACTTATTGCGTAAATGGTTATTCTAAAACATATGACGAATTAAAAACGGTAACTAGAACATTAGGGTTTAGTTGTAGTGGGGGTAAAAATCCCGCGGGTCAAGTAATATATAAAAGCAAAGGTAATGAATGTAAAACATGCGAAACTTGGTCGGGCTATTCTGAGTTTAGAAATGGACTATATAGAATTGTACCGGCGGCCGATATTAAAAATTGGGAAGCCAATATTTCCGCAATTGATGAGTATTGTAGAAGAAAATTAGTTGGTAAATTATTTTGTGAAGGGTTAGTAAACTATTCGTTCTTAGATAACTGGTTATCCGGCTCATTATATTTCTTCCCATTCAAATCAAGAGTTGTTTGGGATGATGAACAAGCGTTGGATTTAAACGTTTCTTCAACCACATATTGTCAAGATTTAGTTTATTTTAAAGGGGGCACAGTATTAAATCCCGATAAGAGATTTTATTATCGTTCGTCTTGGTATAACCCTATAACAAATAAATTTGATTCGGCAAGAGGAACATTGGCACACCCAACAACACTTGTAGATTTAGGCCCAAGAGACGAGTTTATTAAGGAGATATGTATTGACCCTAACTTAGACCCGAACTGCTCTGTGGTAAGGAATATAAGCTCAACATCGTATCAAGATATAAGACCTATCTTGGGATTATACATCAACTATAAATTAGACGTTGCGAGTCCACCAATTACCGGTGATATCTATGCGTTTTTTAGGAACGAAGGTTTTGATTCAAGATTACCATTCAAGATGAAAGGTCAAATTTTAAATGGTGATATTATACAATTGATGTCCATGAATAGTGAAGCGGGTATTGATGGATTTGATTTGTTAAGTAAGAAATATGAAATGTATAATCCAATACTTTTAGACCCCGATGTGTATACCGAGTTCTTTAAAGATGATAACAATAATGCAAATGGTCCCTTACCTATACAATTAAAATTAGATGAAAATGACGGGTATCGTGTTAGAGCTTGTTTAAATGAAGATGGTAGATTAACAGAATCTTCACAGGTTGTTCCTTTTTATTTATGGAATAAAAACGGTACAGGATTTGGTACGGGTGTTGACCAAGCTTGGTATTACCCATCACCCGTAAATGGAAGTACAGTTGAAGCACAACCATTACAAGGTATGACATATAAATACAATTATACTGGTGACACAACACACAAATATCTTTTATTGCCAATGACCAAACAATACAGTGGCGATGTTATTAAATTAAATGCCATTGTTAACCCATTAGTTGCTTCCACATTTAACATAGAACATTTTAACTATGACATTTATGATAATTTCAATACGACCGGATTTACAACACATCAAATTTATGATAAACAAGAAGAAGGATTTACATTCCTTTATATTACGGGCGGTGACGGAACATTAAGTGGTTCTACCGTTGGTAAATTATATACAAGAGTTGGTGATATGGGAGGTTGGAATGAAATTGATTGGGATAATACTATTGATTATATATTACCCCCAACAAGTTCAAACTATAATGGTAATAAACAAATATTGTCAACACCATACCTTTATTATTTTGGATTGAAACCAGGTAAAACTGCGGTTGATAAATTTATTAAAAGATTTGGACCTTTAGGTGCATTCCCGTCTGCTGAATAATGGAAGAGAAAAAAGAAATAATTTTACCAAGTAAAAGATACGCTAATGCGGATGACCAAGAATTATCAATTAAATTAAATCTTGAAACATCTGAATCCCTATTAAGGATTGGTGATAGAGATATTATTTTAGATGTTGCAAAGTTATATGACGACGAAAGAAACAAAAGTGTAAACTACAAAATATTTGGTAAAATGAATATGGTATTCCGTAATATGTATAGCGGAAATAGCAATTACGAATATCTTAAAGAAAGACTTTATTTAGTTGGTGACGGTAGTAATAATGATTTTACCGGTTTTATTCCTTATGATGAGTTTGCGTTTTTAAGAAGAGATTTATATAGACAAGTTACCACAACCCCAACAGGAACAACATTAGGTGGGGAATATAATCCCGTAACTAGTTACGTCGGTTCAACTGGTCACACAACAGTAACGGCAATGAATGCCCCATATCAAAATTGGAACATTTATTTAAGTTACGCATATACGGGAGATACTCAATTTCCAATGAGTTATACATTATCGGGAGGAACGACTGGTGATACAAAAAGTTTTGTTTCGGGTGACGGAATACCATTCAGGGTAACGGGTAATACCAAAACATTTATATTAACAAGTCCCGTACCACACGGTTTAAGTAGCGGTGAATATGTTATTATAAGCGGTAAAACATATTATGTTAATAATGTAGGAAATGAAATTTATGATTCCAAGAATTATGTGATAATTCTTAATAAATCCCAATTTACATCGACGGATGCCGATACATTAAACGCTTCATTAGTTGTTACAGGTAAAAGGTGTTTAGATAGAAACAATGTAAGTGGCTCTACATCAACATATTATGTAAGAAAACATAAAACATTAACCAAAAGTAATGATTATATTTTAGACAATGTTGGTTTTGAGAATCCAATATTCGAACACGAAAGAAAATTATTGGTTGAAAATAGTAAAGGTGATAATGATGTTTTGGTTGAAAGAAATAGACCCGAATCGGTATTATTTGATTTTAAAGAACCTTTGGTATTAAGCGGATTAACAAACAATTTAGGATTTACACCAATTGAAGTTTTTGTAACAACAATTTATAGAAACGGAAACGGTTATTTTGATTATCCACCAAAGGTAGGTTATAAATTTAATTTTCACGATTCGTGGGTTGATGAACATTTTAATGGAGACACATCAAAAGAAACAAATATAGGTAGCAATACATTTTCTAAATCAGGTTACACATTTACATTTGGTGAAGAGATACCAACAGGTACAACTTTAGTTGGTGATTTTGTTGAGTATAACAAAAAGGAAATAAAAGAAAGAATAATCAGCAGTACATTTCATAAGATATATAACCCAACGACACTATTTGATTACGGACAAACAGGCAGCGAGGTTTATTCGGGTGCCACAGAAACAAACCCAATAGGGTTATATTATCAAGTACATCATAGAGTGAAACTAAGAGAACTTTCACCTTATTTAGAAACCGCAAAAACAAATCAGATTTATAATTTACCCGAGAATACGGTTTATGATAATGACGAAAATGTGTGGAGATGGAGAGATTTATATTCACACGGTTATATTGACCCAAATGGTTTTGGAACAAATTTCCCGTATGTTAATAATATTCATTATATAAAAAGTGAAATTAATCTTTATCTAAGAAACGAAAGATATTATACCAATAAACAAAATGGAATTGCAAGTTTCAATTCAAGAACAAATACAAACAATTTAATCTGTTAATGAAAATTTTAAGAAAATCTGGTGATTATAATATTATTCTTAATCAAGAGAACGACTTCCAAGTAAATTTAGGTTGGGAAGAAGGTATGGACATTTTTGAAGACGAAGTATTATCTACAATAATAAATCCAATTGACAATTATGAAACGGTTAGATATATCCACAAATCATATAGTGGTTTAACAGGAAATAGTGGTGATACACAATGCGATATTTGGTATAAATTTTATTTTATTGATTCAAATAATACTTACACCAATGGTTTAGATTATAATTTGGTTGGGATTAAACCAAAAGACAATGCTAACATGATAAAGACATCTACCGAAAGTTATTTTAGGTTAGAATTTTTTAAAACGCCACTAATATCAGGGACAACACACGAACCACCAACAAGGATTAATAGAAAATTGGTTTTTTCAAAAAATTTACAATTGCCAATAGGTGAAAAGTTTTATTACAATACACTTAGACAAAATATACATATTCCCGTTTTTATGGGTTCAAATTATAAAAACAAAGAAAATATGTATCTTTTTTGGTTTCAAGACGATACTGTTTTAAGTGATTCAACATTAAGCGGTAATACATTTTTTATGACTGCAAAATTTTTGAATGCAAATGATGGTTCAATCATAGATTTTACAACAACAGGTTTAACTGCGAGTCAACAAATTGTTGAACAAAGAGACATGTACTATAAAATTGTCATTGATAAAACTGATTATTCATACAAAGTGTACAATTACACCGGTGGCACAACAACCGAAAATAATTTAGTTGGAAGGGGTATGAATAATTCAATTAAATTTTTTGAAAAACGATAGTTATAGTAATATAGATGAAAAAAAATAAGTATACCATTAGACGTAAAAACATTGCAAATGTTAGATTGGTTTCTTTAACTGGTCAAACTTGGTACGATTCTAATGATAATCTTATTAATTGGGTTGATTTAACTAATGACCAAGTTATTGATGGTACCGTAATATATAACATTACAGGTGGCACACAAAATAGTGGATATTATAAATGGGGAGTGCCTACTGGTAATAGATGGAATTTAGTTACAGGCACAACTTCCCAAATAAATTTACAAATTTACGATAATCAACAGCTTCCATTATACTTAGAAGCGACCGCAGATGAAATGGGCTCCATGGTTGCATTTGATGGTAACATTGGTGTTGAATCAACACAAAATCAAATTAATGCAAACTTTATTTACGAAGTTAATTGTAATACAGTTACAGTTACTAATACTACTAACTTAAGTGGTATTGCTGGCGTGGGTGAGATTATATTTACGGTAGATTGGGGTGATGGAACAACATCACCAATCGGTGTAGAGGGTGTTTGTACAGGCGTTGATTGTCATAAAGCAATTAAAACATATGCCACTAATGGTAGTAAAAATATTACTATTAGATTAGATTCGCCTTGGACTAATAATACATTATCTAAGTCGACAATGATTGATTGTAATGCTTTAGTGTCGCCAACACCACCGGCAACAATCACTCCAACACCATCAATTACTGCTACACGTACAGTAACACCAACGCCAACACGTACAAATACCGCTACACCAACAAGAACAGAAACACCAAGACCTACGGTTACAACTACACCAACATTGACACCATCAATGACACCAACGTCATCTATGAATGCCACACCAACACCTACACCATCGATAACACCAACAATTCTTTGTGTGTTTGAAATTGACATTGATGTAATATCAATATCGCAAGGTGATGGATGTGCAACATTATATTCAGGCGGGTATTCACCACAACCGCAGGAATTTGTTTTAGATATGTTACCTGTGGCCGGTACATTTACGTTTAACTACACAGGTTTAACAATTGTAGATAGATTTGACATTTACTATCCTGAGAATGTATTATTTACAGGATATACATCAGTATCTGGTGTAACAGGTTCTACCACATTATCGGTGGATGGCTCATCCGATAAGGTAAAGGTAGTTGTCAACCCTGTTGATAATGGTCAAATTGAAACATTATGGTCATTTATTGTTGGATGTATGGTTCCAATTACTCCAACTCCAACACCGACAAAAACAAACACCCCAACTGCCACCCCAACGGCAACTCCAAGCACTACACCAACAAAAACAATCACCCCAACAAACACACCAACAAAAACAGTTACACCAACACCATCTGTAACAAGAAATTATGTTTGTGGTGACCCTGTAAGTGGCGGACATACATCAATAGGTGCTCAAACATACTATATTAGTGCGGGTTTAAGTGGAGGAACTAGTGTATTTGAATATGCGGCATATACAATTAACGATTCATTTGATTTATATTATCCTGAAACAAGTTCAATACCTACAGTATCATATAGTGGTACGGGATATAATAGCATTACGGTTACAGGTTCGACATTATTGGATAACAGAGTAAAAATTGTTGTTAATACAACAGATACCGAATCGTTATGGTTCTTTAATTTATATTGTGTGGGTGTTACTGTTTCACCGACACCAACACGTACATTAACACCAACCGCCACAATTACACCAAGTAATACAAGAACATTAACGCCAACACCAACTAAAACACCGGACGCAAGTTTATCACCAACACCAACAAGAACACCACAGTCAACACCGACTCCAACAAGTACGGTTACTAGTACACCTACAATAACACCAACAATTACTAATACACCAACTAATACACCATCAAATACTGAAACACCGGCGATTACAAGAACGCCAACGCGTACTGTTACAACAACCGCAACAATTTCACCTACACCAACAATTACTAAAACCCCAACAACAAGTGTAACACCATCACCTGGTTCATCATCTTCGCCTACACCAACAAATACTATTACACCGACAGTAACACCAACAAGAACTATTACACCAACAAGTACTGTCACACCATCAATTACCCCAACAATTACACCAACAAGTACTGTCACACCATCAATTACCCCAACAATTACACCAACTAAAACTGTTACACCAACAAGTAGTGTTACCCCAACAATTACACCAACAAGTACTGTCACACCATCAATTACCCCAACAATTACACCAACAAGTAGTGTTACCCCAACAATTACATCAACTAAAACTGTTACACCAACAAGTACTGTCACACCATCAATTACCCCAACAATTACACCAACAAGTAGTGTTACCCCAACAATTACACCAACAAGTAGTGTTACCCCAACAATTACACCAACAAGTAGTGTTACCCCAACAATTACATCAACTAAAACTGTTACACCAACAAGTACTGTTACACCATCAATTACGCCAACAATTACACCAACAAGTACTGTTACACCATCAATTACCCCAACAATAACACCAACAAACAGCATTACACCAACAAGTAGTGTTACCCCAACAATTACATCAACTAAAACTGTTACACCAACAAGTACTGTTACACCATCAATTACCCCAACAATAACACCAACAAACAGCATTACACCAACAAGTACTGTTACACCATCAATTACCCCAACCAACACTATTACCCCAACCAACACTATTACACCAACTAAAACAGTTACACCAACATCAACAATAACACCTACAAATAGCATTACACCAACAAGTAGTATTACACCATCAATTACCCCAACAATAACACCAACAAACAGCATTACACCAACAAGTACTGTTACACCATCAAATACACCAACAAATACTATAACACCAACAAGTAGTGTTACACCATCAATTACGCCAACAATTACACCAACAAATACTATAACACCAACAAGTAGTGTTACCCCAACAATTACACCAACAAATACTATAACACCAACAAGTAGTGTTACCCCAACAAATACACCAACAAATACCATAACACCAACCAATGCAATTACACCAACCAATACACAAACCCCAACCAACACCGAAACACCTACCAACACACCGTCGGTTACACCAACCAATACGATTACACCAACCAATACACAAACTCCAACCAACACCGAAACACCTACCAACACACCGTCGGTTACTCCAACAACCACAGTAACACCAACATCTACAGTTACAAATACACCAACAGTTACACCAACAAATACTCAAACCCCAACACTAACCTCAAGTGTTACACCAACAAATACTATTACACCGACCAATACTATTACACCAACGTCTTCGATTACACCAACTGTAACATCTACTGTTACTCCAACAAATACTGTAACACCAACACCAACAGCGACCTCAACCACAACTCCAACAAATACCGTTACGCCCACAAATACTGCAACACCAACAGTAACTGCAACAATTACACCAACAGTAACACAATCAATCGATTGTATTGTTGGGGCTACATTTACCGAAATTTTTGAAGTACCTTCACCAACACCAACACCAACAGTAACGGCAACACCAACAAATACAGTTACACCAACACCAACAGTAACAAGCACACCAAATACAACACCATCACCAACAAACACTGTTACACCATCAATAACACCAATACCAACAAGTACACCATTCCCTACTGTACCAAATTATTCGGGCCAAAGGACCATTAGTAATCCAATTTGTTTAGCGTCCGACCCCGCATTTGTTGGTGTGTATAAAAGAAATTATGACGGGCATAGTAATATATTAAATTGGTTAAATATTAAAAATGCCGCAGATAATTCGTACCGTAATGTAAATGAATTATATGTTAAACAAATCTATAATCTTGCAGGTCAACAATTATTACAACGTTATGGTGGTGTAAATAATGATGATTACGCTAATTTAAATTTAAATGATTATAATATAGTGGGTGGAATACTTAATAAGCATTTTGTAAAATATGATGTTTATTGCATACCTCAAACTAATTGTGGGTGTACAGGAACCACTTTAGCACGATATGAAGAGGTTGGTGAGTTCTATATTGATTATTTAGGTGTTGGAGACCAAACTTCATCAATTGTTAAGTTTAGCACCAATACAAGTGGTGAATACGCGTGTTATTCATTTAACGAAACAAAAGAAATTTATTATACCATTGCACAAACTAATATTAATTCAGGTGCGCCATTAGCCACTGGGTCAACAATTTATATAAACTCAATTCGTACCATAACCGCACCTGAAGGAGCGTATGTTATGAGAAATAATAACAAATATATTGTAAACTCGAGTGGTGTGGTAACATCTATTGAAACCAATGTTTGTACAACTCCACCAACATTCTCACTTGACTTTAAGAAGGACACATTTACTGTGAATGTGGGTACACCACAAAGTGCATTAGTTGTGGGAAATTCTTATAGCCTATATAATGGTGGTTGTAGTGCGGCAACATTAAGAGGTACTGTACAAAGTAGTAGTGGGTCGGCTGGCAACATAACAATAACATTAACAAATTGGACATTCTATTGTGATAATTAAAATAAAATAATAAATATTTATAACAAATGAGATACTTTTATGTAAAAATTACTTCCGGAACATCACAAGGACCCTACAACATATACTACAATGGTGTGAGTACCAACTACGCAACTTTAGTGTATGGTGGTGGTAATGCTGTAAACGTATCTTACGTTAATTTAACAACTAATTTAGGTGTTCTTGTTTCTGTACCTGATGGTACTTCAACCGTAACACTATTAAACACAAAAGAAAATTGTTCATTTGACGTTACATATTCTGTACCAAGCCCAACACCAACACCAACAACTACCGCCACACCAACCAACACCATAACACCAACACCATCTATCACACCATCTGAAGGTGCATCACAAACACCAACACCGACAATAACGCCAACAAACACCGTTACACCAACCAACACTATAACACCAACAAGTACAGTTACACCAACAAGTACACCAACCAACACAGTAACACCAACCAACACTATAACACCAACAAGTACTGTTACACCATCAATTACACCAACTAACACTATAACACCAACTTCAAGTATTACCCCAACCGTAACACCAACCAATACAGTAACACCAACTTCAACTATTACGGCAACAATAACACCAACCAATACAGTAACACCAACAAATACTATTACACCAACATCGTCGATTACCCCAACAAGAACTGCAACAATAACACCAACCAATACAGTAACACCAACAAATACTATTACACCAACACCGTCGATTACCCCAACAAGAACACCACCATCAACACCACCATCAACACCACCATCAACATCTACACCAACAGCTCAGCCTACACCTACACCAAGCACACCTTGTTATGGATTTAATTTAACGCCGGTGTTTGATACGGTTTGCACAAGAAGCGGTGATGATGTTACAGCATATAAAACGACTGGTGGCGGTTTATCAATTGGTAACATACTTTATAATAGTTGCGGAGGTTCAACATTGGCAACAGGTTTCTATTCAGACGGAAGTTATAGATATATTGTTAATGTTGGCGAGATTACAAATATAGTTGCATGTGCACCACCAAGCACAACTCCAACAGCACAACCAACATCTACACCAACAGCACAACCAACATCTACACCAACAGCACAACCAACCTCAACACCAACAAGTGTTAATTTTTATTGGAGTTTAAAATTCTGTTCAGACAATAGTAATGCAACATATCAATTATATGACCCAAATGGTAATTTTAGTGGAAATGAAGTAATATCGGGTATTGATGGTAATGGAATTACACAATGCTATTATGTTGTTTCTAATAGTAAAGGTCCCAACGTTGGTCCATTCTACACATATGGACAAATAACAGAACACGGTTCTTGTAACGATTGTCAAGTAGCAACAACACCAGCACCCACACCAAGTAATGCGCCAACATCTACACCAACAGCACAACCAACCCCAACACCCGCAGCCATTACGGCAACAATTACAGGTTCAAATGTTTCATGTAATGGCGGAAATAATGGTTCAATTACCGTTACTAACGTTTCGGGTGGATTTGGTGGAACATATCAGACTAAATTAAATGTTGGTGGAACTTACACCAATTGGACATCATCTACAACATATAGTACTTTAACCGCAACCTCATATACAATATATGTTAAAGATAGTGCATCAAGAGAGGTTACATTTAATATAACAATAACTCAACCAGGTTCTCTTGGATTATTTGCACAAAAAACTGGTTTTGACCAAATTTATGCGTCGGTTTCAGGTGGAGCCTCAGGGTCTAAAACCTTTGAATTATATAGCGATAATGATACGCCTTATGCAATTGGTGGGGGCACTTTAGTTGATACATTATATGACTCAACTAGTGTAACATTTAATAGTGTTGTAGCGGGATACTACTACGTTGTTGCTACTGATGGAAACGGTTGTAGTGAAACAACGGCTTATATGATAACAGTGTAATATTAAAAAAACTATTTAATCTATTTATGATATATGGCATTTAACATAACCGCAACATATAAGAATATCCCACGTGAAACAATAGGTCCATTTACCGCTACGTTGGAATATTTTGAATCTTCGGGGTTTACGTTTACTTCGGGAAGCACATATCAATTAATAAGTACCACAGGGGGAGTTAGTACGGGTGTTGTAGAAACATTAAACATTGGCCCCGTTTATAGTATATTAAAAGATGATTTAACTCATCAAGAATTAATAGATGGTTATACATTTAATCAATTAAGATGTGGAGATTTATATTTGGTGTTTCAGTCAACAGATGTGTGTTATTCAAGTTATCGAGCCGATTTATTTGGAGCAAACGGTTCACCAACTTTAAGATTAAAAGCATTTAATAACAGTGATGGTAATAGTGTTACAAGCAGCTTAACAGTTACACCAATTGGAAATGCAACACCGCCCTCACCATCCACAATTACAGTGTCAACATCCGCACCCACAGTGGGCACGGTTTATAAAGAAATTCAATTGGGTCAAGGTAAATATGATTTTACTTTTAATATAACATCATCAACCTCAAGTGTTGATAGATACGTAGAACTTGAATTTATTGAGTGCGGCTCATTATAAAAGATTTATTTACATCATTTTATTCATTATATTAATCCAAAAGTATTCTAAAGATATTTACTAGAATACATTATTAATTATGCTACTTAGTTCAGGTTCATTAACATTTACGTTACCTTACATTACTCCATCAACTGGTGTGACTCAAGGATATGAAAATGATTTAGACTACACGGCATATACCGGCAACACTACTTTTACAGGTACAACGTATTATAATGCAATTGGTTTAAGTAAACTATCCGAATATAAAAAGTATGGAGGAAATGGCCACACTATAGCATTAAACATAGTTGACGATATAACTGGTTACACTATTGATAACATTTATTATAGGGATTATCCTGAAGGTTATACAATTTTAACGGGTAACACAGTTGGTTTTACAAAAGAAGAAGTAATTTTTGAAGTATTATCTCGTAACGAACATTTCTTAGGTTTTATTGAAGAACCAACAATTTATTCTGATGTTTTTGTTGAACGTGGAAAACAGGGTGTAATGGAGATGAACCTAAGATTAGGTGAAATTGAAAACATGGGAGAATTAAGTGTATATGGAAATGGTTATTTTAAAGTAAAAAAACAATAAGATTTATATTTATAATTAAAAAAGAAATAATATGGCCGTTGGAAGTTATGGAATAATTAGACCCGCAGACGTATCCCCAGCAGATGTTGAGATATTTTATCATTATACATCAGGTAGAACGGCTACGGCACCGGTTACACTAAAGAAATTAATATCAACAGATGTTTTAACACCTGTCTATCATAATTCTGATACAACGGATGACGGAGCAGCACCAAACGCTGAGATATTGGGTGGTTTATATAACTTAAAGTTAAATGCTAATGATTTTGCCAACTTAGGAATTTACACATTACACATTAGACCAAAACAAATTAGAACAACAATTACCGATTGTGGTGTTTTAGCTTCACTTCCATCAGTTAGAGGATTGGTTATTGATACATCAAATGTACCGGCAGCCGATAGAAACAAATTCACACCACAAGGAATGGTTGGATACCGTGTTGAATATATTAACACAACTGATAACAAAACAAAAATCCCAAATTTTTATAGAGTTATAACATCATCATTTTATTGTCAAGCAATTACATCGAATTTAACAAATACATCTGACAAAGCTATAAGATATCAATATACTGACCAAGTAAGTAATTTAATATTCATGACGATTACACCTTCGTCATCACCATCGAGTAGACCAAATGTTATTCCATTTATCGGACAACCGGGTCAAAAAATTATATTAACCAATACGTTTGTTAATCCAACAACAATTGAGGTTGATATGGTAGAACACGATGCGAGTACATTAGCACACGCATTGTACGGTAATCAAACTAAAGCGATTACTCCGGGTATCTACACAATCTACGATGAGAATAACCAAATTTACAAACAATACAATCTTTATGAAATCAAAGACGAATTTAGTGAGACACTATATGAGGTTCGTGAAGAAAGAACGGATATTGATGAAACATTGGGATTAGATAACATTACTGACGTATAATGGCAAAATATAAAGTTCCGAGTCAAGCAGCTAGTGGGGCTCAAACGTTTAGTGACAATTTAGTCGGTATTCAAATTACCGATGGTAGTAGTCAATTGACCAACACCAACTTTGCTATAGACAGAGCAACACCTGAAAAAGATAGTAAAAGTTTTTCAAGTGCACCATTTTCCGATTTCTTAACGTTAGACACTTTAAAAGAAGAAACTAATGCACCAAAAACAAATACATCAAAAACAACAAAAGATGTTATTAAGTTTAGACCATCACGGAGTGATGCGGGACGTTCATTATTTGGTTCATTAAAAGAAAGATTAAACATTTCACTTGGCAGAATCATTGGTAAGTTTCCCGCGTCATTATTTGCCGATAGTTCAACAGTAACAAAAACAACAAATTATACCGCAGAGAATATTTCATATGATAGTGCGACTAACATCACCGAATTTGAATCACAACAATCAATTTTTTACAATCCTTTTGAAATTATATTAGCAAAACCAAATAGTAATACTTTGGTAGAAACTGATAATGAAATAAGAAATTTTTATTCTGCTTATAAGAATTACATTTTAATTTATAGTGGCGTTTCTTACAATATTACAAATTATACTGAACCAACTTTTGATAATAATTTTGTTTTAACGTTAGAAGTTGAAGGTAATTTATTTAGTGGATATGCCGATGTAAATTTTGATTACGTTATCAAACCAAATGATAGTATAGTTGAGGAATTCTTTAAAAATTTAGATGACCTTGAAGAATTATTACTTAATAGAGAATCAAATCCAATATACACCTCAAGTTTTAGAGTACCAAGAGACAATTACGATAACAGTGCAACTGATTTAGTTGGTGTTAACGTAACATGGCCCGTATCTAAGGATGGATGGAATCCACAAATTGTGGGTATCGAATATAACCAATTTGTTCAAAGTTTATTTGATTTGTCAGATGAGATTGATGATTATAAGTCTAATTTAATTGTTAGATTCTTAACATCACCACAACTATTTGAATTCGACACGGAAGATAAAAGAGCTGAGTCCGTATTCCAATTATATGGTCAAAGCTTTGATAGTATAAAAAAATACATCGATAACATTGCGTTCATGAGACACGTGAGTTATGATTCCATCAATAATATACCTGACATGTTGTTAAAAAACTTGTCACAAAACTTGGGACTTGATACCGTAAATCTTTTTGATGAGAAAAGTTTAAACGATATTCTTTATACAAGACAAGATAGTAACTATTCGGGTATTAGTGTTGGTAAAAACCTAATAGAATCTGAATACGAATTTTATAGAAGAATATTAATTAATTTAGCTCAACTATATAAATCAAAAGGTACACGTAAAGCATTAGAATTCTTTTTAAAATTCTTAGGTGCGCCCGAACCAATGATTAAAATAGATGAATTTGTCTATGATATTACATCAACACCAACTGAGGCAACTACATTAGTAACCGTTGGTGACACTACCGATTTAAAAGTTAATTTTGATTTATATAACTATATCAACGGTATTGAAACGGGACCAATTATTACAGGTATAACAATGTCGGGTAGCACATTTATATCTTATAATACGGGTATGACATCAACATCTGGTACAACGTTAACAAGAAGCGACTACCCAATTAATGAGAATGGTGTACCAAAAAGTGCAACAAGTAGTGATGGTAGTGTATTTTTTCAACAAGGTTCTGGTTGGTACGATGTAACATTACAACATAGGTCACCATTAGTTATTGATTATGAAAACTCCGTATTAACCGGTAGAACCAAATATACCAAAACAATGAATAAACCATTTACATATGGTGAAGATTACTTTAATAGTTTTAGAACATTTCAAGGATTAGACTATGGTTATGAATTAAAATCAAGAATTGACAATAAAAAATTAAGTGTTGTTGATGAATTAAGTATTTTAACATTAAATAGAAAGAATTTAAGTGTAAGTCTTTCACCATCTCAGACAATAGAATACGATATTTGGAGACAATCATCAAATTTGGAATTGATATTTGGTACATTAACACCACAAACAGGTATAACATTTGTAGAATTTTTAAATACTGCGTTAAAAAATGTATTAACTAACAGTAATACAATGAGATTTGATAGAGGTTATGTTATTTTAGATAAGATATATAGTGATTATATTAGTAATGTAAATAATGTTGATACTATACCATTTAAGTATGGGCCATTAATTGAATACATCAAAAAAATGTCACCACACTGGATTAAATTTATTGAACAATTTGTTCCTGCAACAACTCTTTGGACTGGCGGCGTATTAATAAAAAATACAATATTTAATAGGTCAAAATATCGCTATTATAAACCAAATTACGGTGGGAATTTTGAATATGATTGTAAAGAAAAAAGTTAAAATTATTTATATATGGGATTTTTAGATAAAAATTATTCAGGACAAATTGCGGCAAGATTAACACAAAAGGGTAGAGAAAGTATTGCAAACGGTAATTTTGTAATTACACACTTTGCTGTGGGCGATTCGGAGTATTCATATAGTGGTTCAACCACTGAACAAACAATAATGGCACCATTCGATGATTATGGTAATGTAAAATATCCAATTCAATATGTTTCGGGTAGTTCACCTTACGGTATACCGGTATCAATGATGGGAACAATTGAATGTGCTAATGTTATGGGGCCATCAGGTTTCGTATCTGGTTCATATATAACATCAAGTTATGAGACCGTTAACTCATTTACAGGAAATACAAATTCAATTACGGTTGCAACCGGTTCAAATTATCAAACAGGTAGTTTTATTACATTAGCTTTTAATGGTAATAAATTAAACAACAATTTAATTACGGGTCAAACAAATAGTTTAGTGTATAAAGTAACCGCAACCGGTTCAACATCAATTACGCTTGATAGAACAATACCAACATTACCAAGTACTAAAGTCGTTGTGATTCAAAATGATGATGAATTTGAAAATCCAATACCAACAGGCACAACAGCACAACACAATCCTTGGACTTTAAATGTTGTATGGGATGAAAAACCAATAGGATTGGGTTCGACACATAGAAACATCACGGGATATACAAGTAATGGTTATGTTGGAACTAAAGAATTTTTTGGTTATAAATCATCATATGGGCAAACATATAATACAGGTACCACAATTGTAAATACGGTTGATGAATTAATCTCAATAACGCCCGAAGAACAAAAAGCAATAGCAATCATTCACTATTCAAAAAATGGTGATAATATTGACCCGAATAGATTTTTTAAATATGATGACCATATAAGTACAAGTACAGGATTTACGGAACCACATGTGTCTGACATATCCGATGAGGAGTATTTCCAAGTATACATACCATTTATATTATACCATAGAAATACAGGTTCAACAATAGGTGCAATATTTCATATGGGCTCAACCGATAAACAAATAGTTTCATCATATAATTCAAGATTTGTTTTAAAATATAGAGATTTACTTGATGAACAAAATGTAAGAGTAGGTAAAATATTCTACAATCAACAGGTTATTGTCTTTGATGATGAAGAAATTGTGGCTGTTTTAGATTATAAATCAAATAGAAAATTTACATTACCGGCACCAAAAGTAAGTGCCATCATAACCAATGACCCGATAACGGAATTAACAACCGGTAAAACTATGTGGGTAACATATATGTTAAGTTATTCGGGGGAAACGGATACCAATAGTTTACCGTGTAATTATTTTATGAAAGTTACAGGTTCAACCACACCACATAGCGTTTCGGTTAAATTTGGTAGTGGTGAATTTCAAAACTTACAAACAACCACCGGCAATATAATTAATGGACACATATCAAATCAATTTTATTTATTGTTTCAAATAACAAATAACAATCAATATCCCGATTCTGACGATTGGAGTTATTATAAACAATCGGGTATCACATTAAATGGTGCGGGATTAATTGAGTCGTCACAATTATCAAATAATACATTCACAATAAATCAAAGTAATGTATCAAGTGCTACGGGTTCATTTAATTTAGGTAATTTTATGACAAGTAATTTTACAGGAACAACAGGGCCATATTTTGGCGATGAACAACCATTCCCCGGTGGTATTAATGTAGTTAGAGGAACTGAAATCCAAACATTAACATTTAGGGCAACGTTACCCCCCAATAAATTTATCACATCAGTTAATCCGACATATATTTCAGGAAGTATTATGATTACAGAAGTGGCCTTATTAAATTCAAATAAAGAAACGTTAGTAATGGGTAAAATGTCAGAACCTTTAGATAGAGACATCACACCTTTAATTGATGTTGAGTTAGATTTCTAAGACTTTACAATTCATGTTAAATTATTTATTATAGTTTACATGAATAAAAAAATACTTGAGTCGGCTAAAATTCTTGGTTTAGATATTAGTACTAAAACTATTGGTTTTGCGTTATTTGATATTTCGGGTTCAAAATTATTGGAGTTAACACATTTTTCACCAAAAATTAAACCACAACCTGAAGATAAAATTGAAGAATTAATTAAGAAGGCGGATGCGTTCAAAGCACACATCGAAAACTATAAAGGAATGGGAATTACTCGTGTCATTATAGAAGAGCCACTTCTTCAATCTAACAACATCTATACAATTGGTACTTTGTTACGTTACAATACTTTAATTCTTAAAGTGTGTTACGATGCTTTAGGTGTCTTACCAACATTTATATCAACATATAATTCGAGAAAGTTTGCTTTTCCCGATTTGGTTGGTCCAAATGATAAAGGACGTAATGTTTTGTTTGGGGGTTATCCAAAAGATATTGACAAGAAACATGTAATATGGGAACACGTTAATGAGGTTTGTCCTGACATTAATTGGTTGTACGGAAAAAACAATGCGTTAAAGAAAGAAAACTACGACATGGCGGATGCTGCGTGTTGTGTGATAGGATATGTAAATATGATAAAAGAAAATGAAAAAAATACGAAGTAGGCTTTGTTTTTCAAAAACTTTTGTTTATATTTATTAATGTAGGTCGGGAATGTAGCAATACATTCTTGGTTGGTAGAGGGTTCGGGTGGTGTCGAATCCTCTTTTTTTATGTCTAATTTTTTTTTATCAAATATTTTACATACCTTTCAAGTATGACTGACCAAAAAGTAGATTATTCACCGGTAATTGATATCCTTGAGGACATTTTAGGTACACCTAAACTCCACAACGATTACAAAGGACAAATATCATTTGATTGTCCTGTTTGTTCATATGACATTAAGGAACTTGACCACGGAGATGGGAAAGGAAATCTTGAAATCAACTACAAAGAAAGCGTTTTTAAATGTTGGTCATGTTCTGAAACTCACGGAACTCGCGGTACATTATATAAGTTAATAAAACAACACGGTAACCCAAAACTACTCAAGAAATATCTTATATTAAGACCTGATGAGGATGGCGAAGCACCTAAAAGAATTTATAAGCAAGTAAAATTACCAAAAGAATTTATAGCATTTAAAGATGCAAGCAGAGGTTTACAATTAACATCGCAATTCAGACAAGCATGGGCTTATATCAAAAAAAGAAACATTACCGATGAAATGTTAGAACGATATAACATTGGATTCTGTTATGAAGGTGATTTTGCAAATAGAATTATCATACCATCATATAACGAAGAGGGTTATCTAAATTATTTTATTGCAAGGTCATATCTTTTATACACCAAATTGAAGTATAAAAACCCCGAAGTACAAAAGGAAATCATTATCTTCAATGAAAAATTAGTTAATTGGAATGAAAAGATATACATCGTTGAAGGTGCATTTGATAGCATATTCATACCCAATTCAATACCAATGTTAGGTAAGTTTATGTCAGACCACCTCTTTAATACATTATATGACAATGCAAAAAGTGAACTTACAATTGTATTAGACCCCGATGCGTGGAATGATGCTGAGAAACTATATCATAAAATTAATTGCGGCAAATTAATGGGTCGAGTAAACATCATAAAGTTAGAGGGTGATAAGGATATTGCAGACCTTGCGGGTGATTTAAGTGAATACAAAGAAAAAAAATTAGACTAATATGAATTTAAACGATATCTCCTTAGAGATGAGAGAAGTGCTTGAAGAGAAGAGGAAACAATTAGAGTTAACCTTTATTGAAGACGAACACATTTATTACATGAGAGACCTTAACGGTGAAATTAAAAGTAATTTCCCATCAGTTTCAAGACTAATATCCAAGTTTCACAAACACTTTGACTCGGAAGGTAAGGCATTACAGATGTGTAAAGGTGACCCTGAAGCCACAAAAGAATTGTTGGCAGAATGGAAACTTGCGGGTGATTTATCAACCAATATGGGTAGCCGTGTTCACTTTGAATTAGAAAGCGATACCATTGATAGGTTTGGTAGTTACAAGGACGTTAGACAACCAATATTTGAAATCAACGAAGAACAACAACGCAAAAGCGATGCTATGATTGTTGCAGGAAAACAATTCCTTGACTTGATGTTTGAACGTGGTGGTGTATTGTTAGATACCGAGATAGTATTAGGTGACCCCGAAGAGGGATATACCGGTCAACCCGATAAGGTATGGTTAATGATGAACAAACAAAAAACGGATTATGGTTTGGTTATAACAGACTGGAAGACAAATAAGCCCAAGAACTTTGAAGTTCAATATTATACGGGTAGATTGTATCCACCATTTAGTAATTACCACGATAACGCCTTAGGTCACTATTACTTACAACTACCACTATATGGTAGATTGATATTAAAAATGTTACAAGGTACCAAATTTAATAATACAAAATTAATGGGAAGTGTTGTTGTTCTTTTAAAAGATAATAGTACATTTGAGGAATTCAGAGTACCAAAAGAAATAAGTGACACAATACTAACTATGGATTTAAACAAATATTTGAAACGATGATTAAAAGAATAGTGCACATTGCCGACATCCACATTAGGACATATCAATACCACGAATTGTATAAGAAACAATTTGAGTTTTTAATTGATGAATTAAAGGTTCAATATGATGGTTGGGTTAACGAAGGGTTAACTTGGGATAATATTCGTATTGTGGTTGCGGGAGATTTGGCCCATCAAAAGATTAATATCTCAAACGAACAGTTAATGTTAACTAGTTGGTTTTTAAAAGAATTAGGTGAATTTGGTAAAGTTGTAATCATACCGGGTAACCACGACTTCTTGGAAAACAATACACAACGTTTGGATAGTATCACGCCGATTGTTGAACTATTGTACGATGAACCTATTTCTTATTACAAAGATAGCGGTGTATATCCCGATGAAAATATTAATTGGGTTGTTTATTCATTGTATCAACACAATGTAAAACCTGAATACGAAAAGGAGGAAGGTAAATTTCACGTAGGTTTATTCCACGGACCAATCCAAGGGTTATCTACCGATATGGGATTTGAATTTGAGGATGCATATGATAGATTAAACTTTGTTGGTTTAGAATTACTTTTATGTGGAGATATTCACAAACGCCAAACTTTTACATTACCAGAAGGTGGAAAAGCCATAATGCCGGGTAGCCTCATCCAACAAAATTTTGGTGAGACGGTGAAACATCACGGTTATGGTATATATAATATGGAGACAGATGGTTATACATTTCACGATTTACCCAATGAACAACCATTTCTCCATTTTGAAATAAAAGATATAACCGACATAGAGGATGGTAAAGAAGCACACCTTAACCTTGGATAAAGAATTCATACAATATTGTGAATTAAATAACGTCCAAGACATTGATAAAAAAGCAAAAGAAACATTTAATCGGGGGTTTACCATATTAAAATACGGTGAGACTCCATCACATATAAAAGGAAAGGAGGTAACAATTGAAAAAGAAATCATTAAAGAGGTCGAAAAAATCGTGGAAATCACAGTTGAAAAGCTTGTGGAAGTACCAGTTGAGGTTATTAGGGAAGTTGTTAGAGAGGTACCGTTTGAGGTTATTAAGGAAGTCATCAAAGAAGTCTTTGTCGAAGTCGAAGTCGTTAAGGAAATAATTAAAGAAGTTCCCGTCGAAGTCATCAAGGAAATAATTAAAGAAGTTCCTATTGAGGTTGAGGTTATCAAAGAAGTGCGGGGCGAATCAAAGACCAATACCATAATAAAAGAAGTACCAATTGAGGTAATTAAAGAGGTGCCAATTGAGGTTATTAGGGAAGTCATTAAAGAAGTGCCCATTGAAGTTATTAAGGAGGTTATAAAAGAGGTACAAATTGAAGTTATCAAAGAAATCGTTAAAATAGACGAAACGGAGATAATTTGTCTAAAAGGACTAAATGAAAAACTACAAAAAGAATTAGACGCTATAACAGAAAGTCTTACTAAAATTAATAAGGCAAAATTTATGAGAAATAGCGATATGAATTCTTTATATGATGAATAACTTTTTTAATTCATTTTTTTTATCTATATTTCGTTATGGAATTAATTATTTTTTGGATTATCGCAGGTTATGGAATGACCTCTATCCTTGTTTGGGGCGCAATTTTTGAAAGACCCCGTCTTTTTATAAAGAAACACTCAAAGTTTTTTGGTGATTTAATCTCATGTACGTTGTGTACGTCAACGTGGGTTGGATTCTTTATGTCACTTATCTTAGGTGGTTTAATTAACACCTTTATTGAGTTACCGATTGTACCAACTACATTTTTTGATGGTATGTTTACCGCCGGTGCTGTTTGGGCATTGAATGCAATTGTAGAATTTTTTGAGGAGAATAGAATCAAATAACAAAAATCATTGAATGAATCCATTTATTAAAGTGACATGGCAAGATGTTCCCGAGAACTTCACGCCGGAAAAAATTAAGAGAGTCAAGACGTACTTTCAAAACAAATATAATAGTACGAGCGTACAAATTATAACCAAGACATTATCTAATGTCAAAAATACTCGATTACAATCATTAGAGGTATCCGATAATATTTTAGATGGTCAATATCAAAAAACATTGATGAAGGAATTCATGGATGAAAACAATATGACAACTAAATGGGAACTTGTTGATAGATTGGATAATAGAGTTAATGGTGAGATTGATAAACAAAATGAAAACAAAGTACGCTACAACAAATGGTTCATCAAGAAAGTAGAATTTTCTAATTTCTTATCTTTTGGTGATAATAATGTTATTGATTTTACTAATTTGGATGGAATATCGGTTGTTGAGTCCACTCCTAAAAACTTTGGTGGAAAATCTACATCAACGGTAGACTTATTAATGTTCTTATTCTTTAATTCAACGACTAAGACCAAAACCAATGCTGAAATCTTTAATAGATTTACAGATAAAGATGAGGTTAGTGTTCGTGGCGAAATTACCATCGATGGTGGTGATTACGTTATTGAGAGAAAGACATTAAGAAAAAAATCAAAATCAGGAGAATACACGGTAACCAATAAGTTGGAGTTCTATAAACGTAAGGAAGATGGCACAATTGAAAACCTATCCGGTGAACAACGTAGAGAAACAGAATCATTTATTGAATCTGCCATTGGTACTGAAGAGGATTTTCTATCAACTATCTTAACTACCGGTTATAATCTTGAAGAATTGATTGAGTCGAAGCCAACTGCTCGTGGACAGATATTGACTAAGTTCATGGGATTAGAGAGTCTTAAATTAAAAGAAGAGGTAGCTAAGAACATTTACAATGATTGGAGTAAGAAATTAATTTCTAATACATATAACATTACTCAGTTAGAGATAGATAATCAAACTTACAATGACAGTATAACTAATTCAGAGGAACAATTAGGTATTTTAGTTAATGAACTAGATGTGCATACTAAGACATTAAAAAGTTTAGAAGATAAAAGAGATGATTTACTTGGGTCAAGAAATAATAACATTGACATCGAGTTAATTAATACAAACCCATCTCAACTTGAGAGTGATATTAATGATTTTAAAACAAAACAATCAACAAGCAGAACTAACGCAAATAATGTTAATGTTGTAGAACCATCACAATATTATTTAGAAGAAGAACACGATGCGGTTAAAGGATTAATAAATGGACTTTTAATTGAAGACAAAATTGATTTCGATGCGATTGGAAGAAACGAAAAGCTAATCAAACAATTTGAAGAAGGTTCAATCTGCCCAACATGTAACAGAGCACTTGAAGATGTTGACCATACCGATGAAATCAATAAGATTAAAGAACTTATTGAAACATTAAAGAAAAATCGTGAAGAGCGTGAAGGTAAATTAAAAGATTTGCGTGATAAAGAAAAATCATTCAAAGATTCAAAAGAACAGTTTGATACTTACGAAAGAAATAAGATTATCAAAGCGCGTTATGAATTAGAGGTTGAACAAAAACAAGTCGAAATTGATGTTAAACAATTAAAATTAGACAATTACGAAAATAACAAAAAGAAACTTGAGGATAATCGTAAAATTGATGCGGAAATTGTTGGTATCAGAACAAAAATTGAGACCGCTAATGCTGATATTCGCTTGAACGGCACCAACACCGAAAGACATAAAAACAATATTGCCAACATGAAAGAAAAGATTGGCGTGAACGAAGATTTGATTAAGAAAATTAAATCAGAGGAAGAATTGTTACAAGTGTTCAAAGTATATCTAACCGTGTATGGTAAGAATGGTATCTCAAAGGTTATCCTTAAAAACATGGTACCATTGATTAATCAAGAACTATATCGTTTATTGGTTGATAGTTGCCATTTTATTTTGGAGATGAACATTAATGATAAGAATGAGGTTGAATTCATTATGATTGATAATGAAACACGAATAGCTAAACCGCTTAATGCGGGTTCGGGTTATGAAAGAACAATTTCGTCATTAGCACTTCGTAGTGTATTAACTAAAATCTCATCATTACCAAAGCCTAACATCGTTGTAATGGACGAAGTCTTTGGCAAGATTGCGGATGAAAACCTTGAAATGGTTGGTGAATTTTTTAAGAAGATTAAAAATTACTTTGAACATATCATTGTCATTTCTCATAATCCATTGATTCGTAACTGGTCAGATAATTTGATTATGATTAAGAAAGATGAGAACGTTTCATCCATTGATTTTATCACAACAAAAATTTCGTAGTTTCGATTTTTTAACTATCTTTGTTACCTAAATAATAAATATATGACACCGAAAGAATTAAATAGTTTTGGTCTATACGCTAAAGACCACAAAATCAGTTCATTGGACTTACATAGATTCAATTCGAACATTGAAAACAACATGACACCATATATTCTTGAAGAAAGAAGTATGAACGTAACCGTAATGGACGTGTTCTCACGTTTGATGATGGAAAGAATTATTTGGGTGGCCGGTGAGGTAAATGACCACATGTCCACCATAGTTCAAGCACAGTTGATGTTCTTAGACAGTTTGGATAGTACGGACATCACGATGCATATCGACTCACCCGGAGGAAGTGTGAAGTCAGGTTTGTCAATGGTTGATGTAATGGAATACATTGGTTCAGACATTCGTACAATTAACACCGGTATGGCGGCATCTATGGGTTCTGTTTTATTAGGTGCGGGTACAAAAGGTAAACGTGGTTCATTGAGATTCTCTCGTACTATGTTACACCAATCATCAGGAGGCGCCGGTGGTAATATTCAAGATGCTCGCATCACTATGATTGAGTGGGAGAAGATTAACAATACATTATTTGAATTGTTAGGTGGATACTGTGGTAAAGATGCTGAAACTGTTAAGAACGATGCAAGTCGAGATTTATGGTTAGGTTCCGATGAAGCTTTGGCTTACGGTATCATTGATGAGATAGTTAAGAAGAAATAATAAAAGGGGACAAAAGTCCCCTTCATTATATTTATATATAAAATAGATATAATGAACACTTTCAAACTTGACATCAAAACAATTGTCCTAATCATATTAGCATGTATTGTTGCCTATTACTACTTTACAGATAAAGGTGGCGATATTCCGGGTGAAACTGTAAAAGTTAATGGTAAAAAATACGAACTGATAAGTCGCAAGGTGGATACAGTTATTATTGACCATTATAAAACAAAAATTGTGAAAGGTGATGACATTTACCATGAAACAATTGTTGAAAAAAATGTGGAGGTACCTGTATTAACAAAAGTAGATACGTTAACAATCCTTAGAGATTTTTATAAGAAAGTTGTCTATAAAGATTCGTTAAAATTAGATAATGATTTAGGTATGATTTCAATTACCGATACAATTTATAAGAATAAAGTATTGGGTAGAAAATGGAATGCATATCTTAAAGAAAGAACGGTTAAGGAAACAACAATCGTTAAAGAATTACCTAAGAACCAAGTTTATTGGGGTTTCAACGGTGGGTTTAATAAAGAAGATGTTGTTAGTAACGTTTCTGCGGGTCTAATTTTAAAAACTAAGAGAGATAAGTTAGTTCAACTTAATGTTGGAGTAGCTAATAGTAACACAGCCACCGGTAACAAAATGTCACCGTATGTTGGTGTTGGTATGTATTGGAAAATAAAACTTAAAAAGTAATTTTATGAACACATTTATTTTATTTATTTTCGGGATGTTTGAAGACCACGAAGATATAGAATATTTTTGTATGGAAGTCATTGGTGAAATGGAATGCGTGAAGTCTGTTAGATATGTGATTGAGAGTTCCGAAAACGTTATAGTAATATTTGATTCGGATAGTGAATTACAAAAGTTATCTAAAGATATGTTTGACGTTCTAAAAAATGATAATGTTAGGTTTTATTTTATATTTGACAGAAACAATTTAGTAAGTGCCCATGTACCACAAGAAATCAAAGATTTTATTTATAAGCCATCCAATTTAAAAATAATGAATTTAGATTATGTAAAGCCTGAATCTAATGAAGTTTTTGAATTGGATGATTTATTGGACAAGATTGAAAAAACGGGAATGGAGAGTCTTACTTCAGCAGAAAAAAAGTTCTTAGACAATTTTGAAAATTGAGAATTTTTAGTTATATTGTATAATATAATACCATAAATTTATGAGAAAACCTGCCGTCCTTATCAGCACCGACGAAATTAATCAATACATTAAAGATATTCGTAAAATACCAATCGTAAGTCATCAAAGACAAGACGAAATCTTTAAATTGTTACTTGACTCTAAATCAACCAAAAAGGAAAAAGATAAAGTATTGGAAGAACTTGTTTTAGGTAATCTAAGATTTGTAATTTCGGTTGCTAAAATGTATCAAGGACAAGGTCTCGATTTATTAGATTTAATATCTGAAGGTAATATTGGTCTTATTAAGGCAACAGAACGTTTTGACCCCAATAGCGGATTGAAATTTATATCATATGCCGTGTGGTGGGTTAAACAATCCATTATGGCATCATTAAATGATAATGCGAGAACAATTAGACTCCCATCTAACTTAGTTCAAGAAGCTCAAAAGAACAAAAAGAATGAAACAAATAAAATTGATAAGTTCTACACGGACGGAAACAATGAAAACACAACAACATTACCTTATTGTGTGGGATTGTTTAAGGAGATTAATGAAGATGGTGACCAACTAATTGATTTGATTCCCAATAAGGACGCGGGGAATCCTGAAGAAATATTCAACACACCAGAAGAAATAAAAAAACGAGTTGCTCGAATGTTAAGTGTTCTTGACGATAGAGAAAAGGTAATCATTGAGAAATATTATGGTTTAAATGGTATTGAATGTAACTTAGAAGATTTAGGTGATGAGTTTGGTTGTACAAAAGAACGTATAAGACAGTTAAGAGATAAGGCAATAAAGAAATTAAGAAACGAGAGTTTCAATCTATTAAACTATTTATAAACATGAAAAAATTTATCGAAGAAAAATTCACTATGATTGTATTGGTGATATCATTATTAGGTTTTTTAAAGAGTTGTGGTGACACAAGAGAAATCACTAAGGTTAGAAAAGAAATGACAGATTTAGAAGGTCGTTTAAATAAACAAATGCAAATTGAAGGATTAAAATCTGAAAAACGTTCAATCCAAGCATCCGATAGAAAAATTTTAGACGTTCAAAGACAAACACAGATTGACGAGGAAATAAAAAAATTAGAATCTAACAAATAATGAAAGTTTGGTTTCATAAAAATTACAAAACGGTAATCATATTAGCGTTTTTAATACCAATCATTACTGTGGCTGTGGTTTCAATATCACACGTTACTCAATGGTACGGTATATCAAATCCTCTTACGTGGGCAATCTACCTATCAGTTGGTATTGAGATTGCGGCGTTATCAGCACTTGCAGCAATTTCTGCAAATATGGGTAAGAAAATTTACTTCCCATTTGGTATTGTTACATTAATACAATTCATAGGCAATGTATTCTTTGCTTATTCATTTATTGATGTAACCGCCAGTTCGTTTAAATCTTGGGTTGAGCTAGTATCACCGTTGTTAGAAATGACAGGGGTGGAGCCTACGGACTTCATAGGACACAAACGATTCTTGGCGTTCCTCTCCGGTGGTATGTTACCACTAATTTCATTATCTTTTCTTCACATGTTAGTAAAATTCAGTGAAGAAGAAAATAAAGTTAGTGATAAAAAAGAAGAAAATATAGAAAAAATTGATGCGTCCGATTTAATTGGAGAGATTTCAAGGGTTAGATTATCTGAAGAAGATTTAGCGTTACTTGAAGAACGTTTATTACGCACAAAACCTAAAGAAGAATATGAGAAACTTCAAAAAGCATCATTAAAAGATGGCGTAACGTTAAGTGATGAAGAAATTGTAGAACGAGCACAGAAAATTGAATTTAAAAGAATTGCCGAACGTATGAAAAGAATTGGTGAGATTCAAAATGAAATACGAGGGTATGAGGATGAAAGTGAAGACCCCGTTGGTGCTTTAGCTAACAGCGAACATAGATTAAAGGTTGAAGAAGATGATGAATTAATTAAAATGAGAAACGATTATTTTAAACGTCAGGCGCAACACATGAAAGAAGTGGAAGAAGATAATAATCTTTTAATTCTTGAAAAACAAGCCGAGGCTTTAAAAAAAATTGAGAGTTGGGAAAGTGACGAACTCAATTTAACTGATGAAGAAATTGACCAAGCAATTGCTGAATTTAATGAATTGGAAATGTTAGAAGCATTAGAAGAATCTTCGCCCGAACCTGACGAAGCGTGGGATGTGGGTGTTGACCCAATAGATAAAGATGACGAACCAATTTATCAAACAGATTCAAAAGAATTAGATAAAATGTTAGATATCGTAGATGACGCAATCGACGAAAAAAAAAAATAACAGAACCATCCGAAGAAATAATAGAAAACCGCCCGGAGGAAATGTTAAATTCAGCAGAATATCGTAACATATATTGGGAAGCTGATGATAAAAAATCATAAAAATGTTAGAAATTTTTAATGTAGAAACATTAGATAAAAATCAACTTAACATACATAAAAGAAAATCTAAAAAAACACAGATTTTACTTTATGACACACAAAGACGTGTCGACGATTTCATAAATAAGATAAAGTATCGCAAAAATGGGAAGTACGAAGACGTACCCCATTTTGTTGTTTCTAAGCTTGGCATGGTCTATCAACTATTCGACACCAATTATAGTTCAAACACCTTTGACAATCCAAAAGTAGATAGAAAACAAATTAAAATCGCCGTTGAAAACTTAGGGTGGTTAAACAAAAACACAATCACAGGTATATTACACAATTGGATTGGAGACCCATACAGGTCTGAGCCACATATACGTAATTGGAGAAACTATTATTTTTGGGATAAGTACGGCGAAACACAATTAGATTCGCTTGCCAAATTGTGCGAACACTTATGTGATAAGCATGAAATATATAAACAAACGGTACCATCGCAAGGATACTTAGAAAATGCATCAAATTTCAATGGAATTGTATGTAAATCTAATTTTGCAAGTATTTATACTGATATAAACCCTTCTTTTAATTTTAGGGTATTCTTTAGCAATTCAAGAAAAAATGAAAAATAGTTACGACTTAGACAAAAAAATGTTGAACATGATGAGGAAACTCAATGAATCAACCACGTCAAATAAAATTTTAAGGGAACAAGTTGAGATGGCACAAAACGAACCTCAACCAGAACAAAACATGAAAGATGATGTTCTTGTTGTAAATGACGTTGATGTTAAAATTAATTCCACTGATGATGTTGATATGAAATTATTGGATGAGCAAAAGAATGAAATCTCGGGCATTATAGATAATTTTAGACAACAAGTTTCACAAATTGTAAACTTTGAACCAGGGTTTTCATTATTCCCTGACCAAATTAGATTGGATGGTACATTAACTGACGATGGAATTAAGTTTGTGTTTATCGCAGGTAAAGAAGGTGGTGTATATGTAATGGCTGATATGTTAAAATTAGAGCAGAACGTTGCAAATACATTAGAAAAGTTAGCTAAGTTTAACGAAGTGTTTAAAAGTTCAATGGAACCAATAATAAGTCAAAGAAATAATAACTAAAATGGCACTTAGTAACGAAGATAAAAAAGAAATTGAAAGAATTACAAGAAAAGAAATAAAAGATTTCTTGGATACCACACAAGCTCATAGCCAAGTAATTAAGATGGTTCAAAAAGAGTTGGGTACTAAGAATATTGATGATAAAATAATTGATTTATCTACCAAGGTTGTTGTTGAATTGTTTAAAACATTATGGCAACGTAAATCTTTTTGGGAAGGCGCATTAAAGAATGTTAAATAATGAGTAATAAAAGACCCGACATTGAAGGTGAAATGGATGAATTGCAAAGAGCGGTTCAAGACTTGAGTCGTGATGAAGATGTTGATATTAGTGTAGAACAATTAGTAAAAGCTTTCAATAGTTCTAAAGAAGAAACTTTAACCAATGATATATGGGGTAAATTAGAAAATACAGAATCTAATGAAATCCAAAAAGGTGATACAAATGCGGTGATGAAGATTGCTAAAATGTATAACAAGACAAGTCCAAAAATTTTAGCAAAGGCTATTATGAAAGGCGAATATAATAGACCCTTAATATTAAAATTGGGTGATAGATATATTTTAATTGCGGGTAACACAAGATTAAGTACCGCCGCCGCTATTGGTGTTAGTCCTAAAGTTTTTATTGCAAGAATAGAAAATATGAACGAATCAAATAAATCAAGTGGTAATGATTCTCATGAACATGACGATGATATGGTTATTGGTGTAGCAGAAATTTTAAAACAAATTAAAGACACCGGCAACCGAAAAAAGGTTTTTAATAATATGGTTGATAAATTTGACAAAGAGGATGTTCAATTTAGTAAAAAAGAATTTTCTAAAATGTCAGGTGTAAAATCACAAAAAAAAGATATTGACGAAACTGACAGTGGTTCATCGGGTTCATTTGAAGGACCCGCATTTGGCGGTATGGTTAAAAGAAAAATTAACACCATACCTAACGCTAATTTAAATGAGAATGAAGAAGAAATTGAAGAAGCAACAGATTCATCATCTTCAGGTGCATTTGATGTTCCTGCATTCGGTAAGACAACTAAAGGTGGACGTAAAGACCCATTAAAGATTGATGGACCGGATAGTATCTATAAAGGTAGAGCAGTAACAGATAAAAAATTTCCTAAATGGGGAGGACCATGTGGCGTATTTGTTAAGATAAAAGAAAAGTGTAAAAAGTTCCCATATTGCAATCAAGGTAATACTGAAGCATTAGAATTTATTAAAGAAGATAAAGAAATACAAAATGCAATTAACGAAGTTTCAAAAAATACGGGTATTCCTAAAAATGAAATTCAAAAAATTGTATTAAATGAAATAAAACAGATATTTATTTAGTATGAAAGTTGAAGAATTAAACTCAATCATGGAAAGCATCATTTTTGATGAAATTAAAAAAAGTATTCTTAAAGAATCAATGGGTGGTGTAATGGAAAAATATCATGTAACTTGTGAAGGTGAACCTGTTGTTAATTGCGACACGCAAGAAGAAGCTGAAGAGCATGTTAATAAATTAGAAAAAGAACATCCGGGAAAACAATTTATCATTGAGAAAGCAAATTATGAATCTCATAGTGATATGATTGAAAAATTAGATAAAATGGGTGAAGAATTAGAAGAAACTGAAAATATGAAAAAATTTGAAACAAAAGAAGGTAACGCATTTACTGGTGCTATGACTAAAGCAAAAGAAAGCGGTGAAAAAACATTTACCGTTGATGGTAAAGAATTCGATGTAGAAGAAGAATTAATTGGTGGACAAAAGAAATTAGATAAGAATCACAATGGTAAAATTGATGCTCAAGATTTTAAAATCCTTAAAGGTCAAAAACAAGATGTAAAAGAACAACAAGAAGACACTCAGTCTACACCATCTGAAATTTTTGATTGTACTACTTTAGGCGAATTAAAAGACTTGGTTGCGCCATTAAGAATGGCAAAAAATGGTAAGTTAGTTAAAACAAAGGTACATAGTGAAGATTATATTATTTTTATTAATGATGTAGAACAAATTGAGTATTATTTTTACATTACGGGTGGTAGTATGAAAAATCCCGATATTGAATTTTCACATGAAGAAGAATTTGAAGAGTTTCCGGATGACTTAGATGAGAATGGAGAAATGTGTGAAGAATGTGGTGACAATAACATGGGTGATATGAATGAAATGATGGAGACTTGCAACGAGTGTGGCGGTATGATGAATGAAGAAGGTATGTGCACAGAGTGTTCAGGTAATATGATGGAATCTAAAAAGAAGACAATACGTTTAACAGAATCTGATTTAGTTAAATTAATCGGTAAGATGGTTAGCGAAGCTGCTGTACCGGGTCTTGAAACACAAAAGAAAGTACGTTCAGCAAGTGGTAAAGAAAACGATGCTAATTTGAATGACGTAAATAAAAAAATCAAAGGTCAATTAGAAATACCAGGTGGTAGTAATCCCGAATTTCCCGAGTCAAATAAAAAAGGAGAAAAAGTTGTTACTAACAATACGGAAAAAGAAGACGAATTTGTAAGCAACTTTAGAGGTGGTACATTGTTAGATTTAGATTATGATAATGAACCATCTGAACAATTCAACGCAAGAGTAAAGAAAGCATTAGACGGCGACACCACAATGGGTAATTCACATGATGCCGCCAATGTTATTGCAACTGATACAGGAAAAAAATTAACAGACAGAGCAAAGAAAAAAGAAGCAGAACAAGAAAAAGCTCCAATGTATAAAAAAGACGCACAACCCACAAAAGAGGTTAACGAGTCGGAAGTATTAAAGACAAATCTTATTAATGAGGAAATTAAGAAGATGAAAAAGATTTTTGGGTATAACAAAAAAACTCAGTAAT